CATTACACATTGAACCATAACGAATTGTTATATATTTGATGGTAGCGTCAATTTGACGATATGGATCAAGATTCCTGTAATGCTTAGATCTCATCTGTCCTAAACCATAATGGCTGCCATTCTTAGCTTTCGGATTCCATCGAGATTCTTTGTAAATTATCTTCTTTAGACATTGATACTGGATGTCATTAATTAACCTTGAATGAGCATATAGCTTGTATTGATCTGCATTTGTAGCTTGTGCGGGTTGCATCTGTAAAGATAGCGAGCCTGTCAAAAGGCATAGAATCCCCACAACCGCCAGTCTCCTTAGCGAGCTACACGCGCACACGCGCTCGCTTGCAGAGCTGGACGGTAGCAGAGCTGTCAAGCATTTTGAGTTATCCACAGAGAATGCAACGGAGTCTCGGCGTGTTGTCCACAGGTTATCAACAAGGCTCATTGATGTCCCCATCCTTTACCTTTGAAATGGATTGGAGTTGCAACCCACATCCTTTGCATAGGAATGTCGCATCCATCGCAATATGGATCTCTTTTAAGCGTATCGTCAATAGATCGACGAACGGTTTTAATATTGAGACAGACTTCGCAGCGATAATCATATTCCGGCATTATTCATCCCATTCAATGTTGTTGATTGACAACCATTCAAGCCATGTCCAAATCACTTAGAATTCTCTTTGCGCTCGATTCCCATCACTCCACAGCTTAAACACTGCACCATAACGGTTTCATCGCCCATCGGAAATTCTTGCTCAAATGATGCGTGATTCGTCACTTTCTTTTCGATCCTGCATTGGAAGCGTATTTGTTCCATGAGATGATCTCCTAAGATTCTCGATTGGATGTAAGTTATATTGATCTACCCAGTAGGTCGGTTGATCTCGTCTGCGCCATTTCTTATTCTTAGCTGCAAAGATTGGTATCCAACCTTTTAAGGTGTAGTTTGGGCTTTTGCCGGTGACGAGAATTGCGATGTCTGTATTTCGATCCGAGTCATAGATAATGAGTGATCCGGCATCGTACTTTGTCCATTTAACTTCAATGATAGATCCGACATCTGCCGTCCGTTTGAACCTTGAAGCTCTAGCATCGAAATCAGCAATTCCAAAGTATTTGGCGACAGCGAATTCAGCACCGATTGATTCAGCGACTTCAAGTATGTAATCGTGAAAGTTGAGAGCTTTGTTATATCGACTTTGGTGATCCGGCTTTCCATCTATTTCCTCGACTCTCTCAATCGCGACTCTAGCCGCATCCCATTCTTGCTCATGTGTGATTTTTATCTTCACTTACAAGCCTTACATAGCCAAATCAGCGACAATCCTTGATGTGCCACATATTTGCCATGCTCGGTAGGTCGATGCAATTGACATCCGTCGCAAAATTCGACTGGAATTTCATCTTGTTCACTAATTATCGTGCCATCGACTTCAATTGTGATCTTGCGTCCATCCGGCATTTGCATATGCAATCCGCTCATAGCTGTTGAACCCACTTTCCAGAGCTGTTCAAAGTAAGCCACAGCGGTGAGCATTGAGAAGCTTTGACCTTTTCTGTGCAGACATATCCTTTGTATTCTTTGTTCGTTTTAGCAGATACGCCTTCTTTGAAAATCATGTGACCGTGAGCACAAATCGGAGATTCAGCTTCAATTACTCCGCCAAGCTTTGACTGGATTTCTTCCACAGCTGTTTTTGCTGTTGTAAATCCTTCTTCCCAAATTGGCTTACTCCACGGATCCTCATCAACAAATGATTTTGGTAGATGTTCGACTTGCTCCATATTTTCACGCGATGGCTTTTCTTCAACTCCTAGAACAACGGACGCACAACGACCAATTGCCGAGCTGACTGTATCTTCCACATACCATCGTTTCATTTGTGCGTTGTATGCGCCCACCATGCCATGTGCATAATCAATAGCAGCTGGCTTTTCATCTTCGTAATGACGATAAATCCGGCATTCAATGAGGATAAATCCTTTTTCGGGTTGCCAATCGATAATATTTGTTTCAATGCGATTGGTTGGATAAGTGGCATGAAGCCTTTGAACCTTTTGATTAACTGTTTCGTAATTATCAAGAAATCCCATTATCGGATCTGTGCTTTTCTACGAGAAGCAATCTTGCCGCGAATAAATCCTTCGCGCTTGCCTTCTTTGAGTCCGGCTGTGTATCCAACAATGAAGCCTAAAAAGACTCCGACAAGGATCCACATTGCTACTTCCTGAAATGTGTACATCTTTGCTCCCAATCCGAGAGCTACTGAACTTCGCTCCCTGCCATAAGGGTGAAGCAATATGCTGACATCGTCAAGAATCACGCTCAAAATAGGGCGTGTCGCGCCTAGCTGAACAGCTTGCCATCAACTATGAATGATCCATCCTTTTCAATGGGAATAATTTGCGGACTTACCTTTGCTCCGTCAATGCGCAGAATGCCAAATCCTTGAGTCCAATTGGCTGTGCCTTTGGTATATTTGGCACTCGAAAATTGCATTAGGTTTCCTACTTCCATTCCGTACAAAGTCCTACCCACCTTGTATCCGCTGGATTCCGTATAAGTCATTATGCCTAGTCTGTGCGTGTGACCTTGAACGACGGATTTACCGTGTTGTCGTGCAGCTCTCAACGCTGTGGCTCCTGCATTTGGAGTCGTACCCTGTTCATCGCCGTGGATGGCTATCCAATTTGTACCGGCTATTTCATACGGCTGACGATGGAATTTGATTCCCATCTCATCTAGCCGCATAAATCGTTCAAATCTCAATTCTTCAAGCTCACGCAAAGCCGGTAGGCGTGTGGCTAATGAGTTAAACAATCGATCCGTATGATTAGATCGAACCATATTTGCCACTTTAGCATGACGAGTCAATTCCCATAGCAAATCGACGCAAGTATCTCGATCCTGTCCAATTGTGGTTTCGTATTCTTCGGCTGTACCGCGACTCCATTTGCTAATTGTGTTGAAATCAATTTCATCGCCAATCAAAATGACTTCATCTGGCTTAAAATACTTAATAAATTTAGATAATACCCGAGTTGCTTTTATATCGTGAAATGGGACTTGAAGATCTGACACCACGACTATTTTTCTCATTAGTCGTCGTCGTCCGTGTATTCATTGCCTGATATTTTCTCAATTGGCTTTACAGGCAAAATCCAATCGGGGAATGATTCTTTTTCTAAAATTAAGAAATAAGCATTATCCGCAGAGAATCCGGCGCGGCGTAGGCTGGAATACCATTCATGCAAGCAAATAGCGTATGCATCGAGAGCTGAATAAGTCTCAAGATCTATTGTCTTTTTCTGCCGTGGTTTAGCCATATCTTAATTTTAATGGCTAGTCAAGCAATTTTTGGTATAACGCGTCTAGCCGCATTTCTATCCTATTGACCTGATCTTTAAGACTTGAGCCGCCATTGGGAGAAAATTCACGCATGATGGATTTCACCATGTAGCGCATGACGGAATAGACAGCGGTGATTGTGGCAATTGCTCCCACCAACACCGCCGCCCATGCGTCCGGCGTCACTTCCCCTTGACTCCGAATTCTTGATCTTCCGGATTCAACCATCGAAGGATGACTGGAAGAATAGCAGCTATTCCGGCTCCTAACACAGCTTTAGGATCTGTTACGCCGGCGAGATAAACGGCGATGCAAGATGCTAGAAAAGAGCGTGCCCATGACGCGGTCATTTTTTGTAATTCTTTCATTTTTTGCCTTTCTTGAGTAAGCCTTTGCCGGCTGGATGTGCAACTTCAATGACCGGATATGCACCTTTATATGGGACATATTTTGGACGACCAAAGCCAACAATTTCTTTGCCAAATTGTCTTACTTTAAGCAATACCATTCCGCCATTTCTCTGATCTCCACCGCGAGATGTATTGCCTTCAACTGTAAGAATGTTGTCCCCATCAAATCCCACCACGATTCCTACATGGCTGATTCGATCTAGTCCGTCATGTGGGAAGTCCATAAATGCAAGATCTCCCAATTCTGGCTTTAAATGCCAGCGAGAAGTCTCTTTGAACTTATGAGCTCCAATGGCTGTACTCACAAGTGAATGTACCTTTACTCCGGCTTCTGCCAACACCCAATTGCAAAATGAACCGCACCACGGCAAGCCATCGGCTTTTGTAAATTTGCCGTACTTTGTAATGTTTTCCGATTCTTCGGTTGTTCCCTGTTCACCTAAAGCAATCTCGATGGCTTGAGCTGCGGATCCAATTGGATAAGTCATTAAATACCCAATGCCGATTTCAAATCTGTCAATGAAAGCCCAACGGACGCAAGCTTGTCCTCAATTGTTGGCTCGGGAGCAATCGTAGTTCCGTTGTGTGCTGCAATAACGCTCTCCGCTTTTTTTGCATGAGAATCAGTAACATCAAGATATAAATCACCATTGCCATCGACGAAAGGTGGCTCTGTGATGGTTATGCCTGCGGCGTTTAATTCATCGAGCAATTCTGCGCCATTGAGATTTGTTGGTTTAATAAATTTAATCATCTTATGCTCCTAAGTATTGACATTGTAGGATTGTTGAACCAGCTCCGCCGCCTGCTACGCCACCAAAATTCCATCCCCAAGCGTAAAGATTGCCACCTGAATTTTGACGAGTCTGTAATCCGAAGTAATCACCAACTGAAAGATTAGCGATGATATTGATATACAGGGTAACTGGGCCAGTCGAGACACCGCCCATTTCATGCCATTGTGAGTAGGTGGCATTTCTAGATCCATTAATAGCAAGTATTAGCTGACGGCTGCCAGTTCCACTTCCGTCATAAGTTAAGCACCCGATGATGTTGTAATATCCTGCTTTGCCACTAGGTACTGTCATGCGATTCGTGTTTGTAGATGTTGAATGAAATCCATCGGTGTCAAATCTTTCGCCGTCAAAAGTTACATCTGTATAAGTTGAATTTGCGATGTCATAACCATTGCTTGTGATATAGGCATACGCTCCAACAAATGATGCGGCAGCTGAAGGTGTAGCACATGAAGGAACTCCGCTTGCAACGGTCAGCACTTGACCCGCGCTTCCAATTCCTAATCGAGTGACCGCGCTTGATCCTGTTGCGTAGATTACATCTCCAGCTGTTGTAACGGTCGATTTTGGAATCGCTGCTGCTGCAAGATCGTAAGAAGTTTTCACGCTGTTAGGTGTTGCCGCGGTTGTGGTTGATGTGCTGGATGTTGAATCCGTCAATTGAACCGCGCCTGATTGCGTAGTGGATGATGATTGAATTCCGACAGTTATTGCGCCGGAAGTTCCGCCGCCGGTGAGTGGCGATGTAGCTGTGATTCCAGTAATGTCACCTTGATCATTTGCAATCCACGCGTAATCTAAATCGGTGTTGGAAGCTTTTGAAAGGATTTGTCCGGTTGTTCCACCTTTCAAATCAACAAATGAAGCATCGATGCCATCTCCAAGTGTCTCAATTGCCGTTGCGCCGTCTTTGACAAGATCCGTCGAAGTCGGGACTGTCCAACCAAAATTCGGTGTTGTCGTTGCCATGTTGTCTCCTTTAAGCGACGATGAATGCGTCGTCCCAGATAAGTGTATTTGATAGTGTGTTCCAAGTCTCCGCGCCACTCACATCGTTCCACTTCATCGCCTGAATGGAGAATTCGGTCGGAGTCATGTAAATGGATAAGGTGAGAGAATTGATGCCAGCTTGAAGTTGCCATCCTTCCACAAAGCCTTGAAATTTTGTTCCCATATTTATGGGTAAATCGTTGATTGTGACCGGCATTCCCATAAATACCCGAATGAGATTGTCACGATCAGAGTCATCGATTTCCGGTGATCCGAGTGGGAATGAGATCTGATTGAAATTGGCTCGTGGATAGGCTCGGAGCCCGAGATAGAAAGCGGCTTGAGATTCAGCGTCCACGGTATTGTGAAGAGTCGTCTGAAT